TATTAACCTTTAAAGATAGATATAAGGCTGAATGGTTAAAAGAAGTAAAAATGGCAAGAATTAAAAACAATCAAGGTTCAGGCAATACTATCAAAGTAAACTTTGGCAGCTCTACCCAAACCACACCTAAAAACTACACATAATGGCTTGGTACAACAACATATTTAGCAGAAATGTTACTAAACAAAAAAAGAGAAGCGCTTATAGAAGAAGCTATACTGGCGCAAGTACAGGAAGGCTTTTTTCAGACTTTCTAACAAGCTCAACAAGTGCTGATGCTGAGATAAAAGATAACATAAGAATTTTAAGAGATAGAGCAAGGGAATTAGCAAGAAACGATAGCTACATTGCAAGATACTTAAACTTAATGGTATCTAATGTTATCGGTAAGCATGGCATAAGAGTTAGTAGCAAAAGTAGAAATGATAATGGTTCATTAGACTTAGCTGCTAACCTGCTCATTGAAAAAGCTTGGAAAGACTGGCAGCAAATTGGCAACTGCACTACTAATGGCAGATTGTCTTTTTTAGATTGCCAAAAAATATTCATAGAATCTTTATGTAGAGATGGCGAAGTATTAATAAGAAAAATAAAAGAACCAAGTTCACCATTTGGATTTCAATTACAGTTTTTAGAAGCAGATCATTTAGATGAAAATAAAAATGATCTTAATAAATCAAGTGGCAATAAAATTAAAATGGGTGTTGAGGTTGATAAGTATGACAAGCCAGTGGCTTATTGGTTATTTAAAGACCATCCATACGATAGAACTTATTTAAACGAAAACCAGCACATTAGAGTGCCTGCTGATGAAATTATCCATGCTTACCTACCTTCTAGGGCAGAACAAACTAGAGGTGTTTCTTTAATTGCTACAGCAATGGCTAACGTAAAAATGTTAAATGGTTATCTAGAAGCTGAAATAGTGGCTGCAAGAGTTGGTGCTTCAAAAATGGGTTTCTTTACTTCTCCTGATGGTGATGGATATGTTGGCGATGGTGCTTATGAAGACACATTTAACCCATCAATGAACGCACAAGCTGGCGTATTTGAACAACTACCAGCAGGCATGGACTTTAAATCGTTTGATCCTACACACCCAACATCCGCATTTGATTCATTTACAACTAGCGTACTTAGAAGCATAGCTTCAGGTTTAAATATTTCTTATCATTCACTATCTAATGATTTAACTTCAGTTAATTATTCAAGTATCAGACAAGGTGCTTTAGAAGATAGAAGTATGTATCAAATATATCAACAGTTTGTAATTGAGCATTTTGTAAACCCAATATTTCAATCTTGGTTAGAAATGGCTATATCAACAGGCTACATTAATTTGCCAATGGGTAAATTTGATAAATTTGCTAAATCTGTTAATTACATACCAAGAAGTTTTGCTTGGATTGATCCCTTAAAAGAAATGCAAGCCAATGTTATAGGATTACAAAATGGAACTCTTACATACGCTGATATTAGTGCTAGTTATGGCAGAGATACTGAGGAATTATTTGAACAGCATCAAAAAGAAATAGAATTAGCTAAACAATATAATATTGAATTAGCTTATCAGCCATTTGGTCAAAAGCTACCTGTAGAAGCAAAGATACAGGGTGGAGATGATGATGAATAAAAATCAAAAAAGTTTTGATTCAATAGAATCGGAAAAACATCCTTTACTAAAAGGTAAAGAGGAGAAAACTATGAATAAAGAAAATAGACATATCCTTAATGTAACAGAAACAGATGACACGGTTGTTGTTGAGTTTGCGAAGCATGAGGATGTAGAACAAGAGGTTGAAGAAGTAGAAATAACTGATGAAGTATCTATGGATGATGAACATGATGAAGAAAGAAAAGTAATTGATATGCCTATGAAATATAGAACTATTGATCTTTCTAGAGCTTCTTATGTTGATGATGAAAAGCGTAGAGTCAGAGTTGGGGTTTCTTCTGAAGAACCTGTATCAAGAAGTTTTGGCATGGAAGTGTTAGGACATTCTGAAGGTGATATAAACATGGAGTTTATAGCATCAGGGCGCGCTCCCTTGCTCTTAGATCATGATATGACTAAGCAAATAGGCGTAATTGAAGAATTTAAACTTGATGAGACTGCAAAAAGAACAGTTGCAGTAGTTCGCTTTGGAAAAAGTGAGCTTGCTCGTGAAGTATATGAGGATGTAAAAGATGGTATAAGAATGAACATATCCGTTGGCTACAGAATCGACAAACTAACTAGAATGAATGATAACGATGAGACTTATTACAAAGCTGAATGGACACCAATGGAAGTATCTTCTGTAAGTGTTCCAGCAGACCAATCAAGACTTGTTGGAGTTGGTCGTTCTAAAGATAAACAAAAAACACAAACTACAAAGGTGAAAATAATGGAAAACGAAAAACAAGAAATTAATCTTGATGAAGTTAGATCACAAAGTGTTGCTGAAGCAAAAGCTGAATTTAAAAGAGATTCTAAAGAAATCATCGATTTAGCTGCTAGACACAACAAAAGAGATTTAGCTAACAAAGCGATTTCAGAAGGTGCTTCTGTTGAAGAATTTAGAGGACAATTACTAAACGAATTAGCTAATAATACTCCTCTTGATACTCCTTCAGACATTGGAATGAATCAAAAAGAAATCAAAAGATTTAGCTTAGTAAAAGCAATTAGAGCTTTAGCTAATCCTACTGATAGACGCGCACAAGAAGCTGCTGCATTTGAATTTGAATGTTCAACTGCTGCTAGTCAAGCTGAAGGTAAAACTTCACAAGGCATAATGCTTCCTGCGGATGTATTAAGAAACTGGTCAAGAGACATGAACTCATCTGATGATTCAACTCTTGTAGCAGAAGATTACAGAGGTGGAGATTTTATTGATGTATTAAGAAATTCATCATCAGTAATGGCTGCTGGCGCAACGGTATTACAGGGACTTCAAGGGAATATTGTTATACCTAAGAAAACTGCTGCTTCTACTGCTAACTGGGTTGCTACAGAAGGTGCTGCTTCTACTGAGTCAGAAATGACTACAGGAAGTGTAACTATGACTCCTAAAGTAATTGGTGCATTTACAGATGCAACTAGATTACTTTTAAGCCAATCATCATTAAGTGTTGAAAACTTAATTAGAGATGATTTAGCTAAAGGTATTGCACAAGCAATAGACATTGGCGCTTTAATGGGTTCAGGTTCATCAGGACAACCAACTGGAATCAGAAACACATCAGGAATCAACACTAGTACATTTGCTGCTGCTGCTCCTACATGGGCTGAAATAGTAAGCATGGAATCTGCAATTAGCGGAGATAATGCTTTATTTGGAAATCTACATTACATTTGTAGACCTTCTGAGTATGGAACTATGAAAGTAACTACTAAAGATAGTGGATCAGGACAATTTATTGTCTCTCCTGATGGAATGGTAAATGGATATGATGTAATTAGATCAAATTCAGTTACTTCAGGTGATTTCTATTTTGGTAATTTTGCAGACTTGCTAGTTGGATTATTCGGTGGTTTAGATATTACTGTTGATCCTTATAGCTTATCTAATACTGGTTCAGTTAGAATTGTGGCTTTACAGAATGTTGATACTGCGGTTAGACATGCTGAGTCATTTATCCTTTCTAACGATGGCTGATAAATAGATGCTTAAATGGAATGGTGGGGGAAACCCCACCAGCTTAAATATGAAAAAATACTTAATAACACAAGATACTATCTGTAATGGTCAAAGAGTCTCTGCTGGAGATGTAGTTGATATTACAGAGGATGAAGGTTTTAACTTAATTGCTTGCAATAAAGCAGAAGTATATGTTGAAAAACCTAAAGCCAAAAAAACTGAAAGAAGTGTAGGTTTAGAAACTTCAGAGGTTAAAGCTCCTAAGAAAAGAGCTAAAAAATAAATCATGCCTATTGAAAGTGCTGCTGATTTTTCTTCTTACCTAGATACAACTACAGGTCATGGAGTTACAGCNNAAGGGCAATGTTTTAAAGCCCGAAACTACATTTTTAATAAAAACAGTTGAACCTGATAATACAGGTTTAGTTTCATTAGTATTAGAGGAGCAATAATGTCTCAATACAGAATGGAAACAGAAGAAGACATGTCAGCATACTTTGATATTAATTTTGGTCATGGTGTTAGTGCTGTATTCACACATAGCGGAACTGCAACAACCATAAACATTATTTTAAATAATGAATACATAGAACAAGACGAAGGTGTTGGAGTAGAAGCAACACAACCAATAGCATATTGCAGAACAATAGACATTCCAAGCATTGTCTTTGGCGATACTTTAAATGTATCTGCCATAAAAGATGTTGATGGTAATACCTTAAAAGCAGCTCAAAACTATACAGTTGTTAATATACAAAAAGATAGAACAGGATTTTCTGCTCTTATGTTAGAGGAAATATAATGGCTAATCACATAAGACAACAAATAAGAGAGCAATTTGGCACAACATTAAATAATTTAACAACTACAGGAACTAGAGTACATGAATCAAGAGTGTATCCGCTTGAAACATTACCAGCTTTAGTTATCTACACTAAATCAGAAACTTCTGAGCCAATCGTTATAGGAACTGATAGGCTTATGAGCAGAGAATTATCAGTAGTTGTAGAGGGATATGCAAAAGCTACTAGTAACTTTGATGATACTATTGATACAATAAGCAAAGAAGTTGAAGAAGCTATTGCTGCCGACAGAACTCTAGGTGGATTAGCTAAAGACTGTTACCTAGAAAGTACAGAAATAGAATTTAACGCGGAAGGAGAAAAGCCTTTAGGGTATGTTTCTCTTACATTTTTAACCAACTACTATGTCAAGGAAACTAATCCTGATGTAGCGGT